GAATTTGCTGTATCATATGAATTGTTGGCTTGTGTTCTAACCCAAGTATCGGTACCACCAGTATTTGCTTGAGCATAAGCTGCATTAGCTCTATCAAAGGCACCATTAGCAAATGAACCTGCTGAGTTTGCCTGTTCATAACCATTATTGGCTGTTACAAAAGCACCGTTAGCAAAAACTGCACCAGAATTGGCTGTGTTGTATGCATTATTAGCTTGTATTCTTACCCATACATCCAAACCACCTGTATTTGCTTGAGCATAAGCTGCGTTAGCATGAGCATACGCTGCGTTGGCAAATATGGCTGCCGAGTTTGCTCTTAATGGTAACCAAGCCGCTGAACCGCCTGTGGCCAAATCTAAGGCAGATTGTGCAACTGTAAAAGCTTCTTGTGCAATTGGTTCAATAACATCCAATCGACCTGCTTGAGTGCCCGCCAAACTAAATGCAGAATTTGCTTTGGTCCATCCAGAATTTGCAGAAGTGAATGCACCGTTGGCAAAAGATGCTGCTGAGTTTGCTTGACCAAAAGCTCCGTTGGCAAAAGATGCTGCTGAGTTTGCTTGACCAAAAGCTCCGTTGGCAAAAGATGCTGCCGAATTGGCAACTACAAATGCACCGTTAGCAAAAGATTGTGCAGATGTGATGTTTGTATTTTGTGTTAAATCAACACCTTGTGTAGTTATTGTGTTAGATGAAGCACTATTGGCCACCGAGAAAGCATTGTTGGCAAAAATTGCACCAGAATTTGCAACACCATAACCTGAATTTGCCCGGTCAAAAGCTCCGTTGGCAAAAGACGCAGCCATCACCGATGAATTGGCTGCTGTGAAAGCACCGTTAGCAAATGAAGCTGCAGCATTAGCGGTTACAAATGCACTGTTAGCAAAAGATGCACCACTATTAGCAGTAACAAAGGCACCATTAGCAAAACTTGCGGCTGAATTGGCTTTGTTGAAAGATCCATTAGCAAAATCTGCTGATGAATTGGCCGTTATAAATGCACCGTTAGCGAAAGATGCGGCCGCATTAGCGGTTTCGAAAGCACCATTAGCAAATGAAGCTGCTGCATTAGCAGTTACAAAAGAACCATTGGCGAATGATGCACCAGAATTTGCTTGGTCATAACTTGAATTGGATCTTAAAAATGCACCATTAGCAAAACTTGCTGATGACGTTGATGTACTAGTTGCGGATGTGTTTTGTGTTGTGCCGTCTGCGAAAATTAATGGTTTCTTCAGTAATTGAAAACCATCAGTAGACAGTTGTGCAACATAATCTGTATTTGATGTGCCACCAGCAATAAATTTAATCGTTTTACCTGTTGTTGCAGTACCAATTACTAAATTACCACCTGCATCACCGGAACTATTACCCTGTGAATACAAGTAGGTGTCTAAAGGTAAAATTGCACCATAAACAACATCATTATCAGTGGAACCAGCAATACCGAAATCACCATAGTAAATTGAATCTGTTCCGTTATTAGCTGTTACAACAAAATCTGATGAACCAGAACCATTTTTATTTTGTAGATTTATTTGCAAATAATTTTCATTATTTCCAACAAATTGTGCAACAGTTCCAGGAAATGTAATTTGGTTATTGCCCACATTTAATGGTGTGTTTGCATATAATACATCAGCAAGAACCTTTGCTGTAAATCGGCCAGTAACACTTGTGGATATATCAATACCAACTAAAATAGTATTAGATGTGTTACTACCTAAACTTGTTAAAATTGGTAGTTGCGAAATTTTTACTGTTGACATTGTTTACCCCAATAGGATTGTTCTTCCATCTTCCGTTAATAATGATTCGCCAACTTCTGTGGCAATCTCTGGTATATATTGTAGCCCAATTGGACCTAATATCTTAATTTGATTTGACGATACGGCGCTATTTGCAATGAATTTTCTTTTTACAGAAAGTATTGAATTTTCATTTACAGCCAAATTTGTTGTTAAAACTAATTTATCATTCAAATAGTCTACTGTTTGAATTGTGTAGGTGTTACTATTCACTTGAACAGAATCACCACCGTAAACAATATCCTTTAAAGGATAACTTGTATTACTGTAAACTCCATTATTTTCATAATCAAATTGGCCCGTCAGTGATGTAATATTTAGTGTATTGGTACCAGAGGTGCCACTAACAACAGCTACATTCCCAAATGTTAACCATACATTACTTGCGATTGTGATGGTATTGGCTAAGTTATTGACTCCGGTTACCAATGATTTGATACTTCTACCACGATCCGATGCAATTTCTATAATAGTTTGATTTGGGAATATAAATGTTTCTAAATTTGCACCAAGGGTATTATTAAATTTAATAATATTATTACTCTTATTGGTAAAACTGGTATTAATTGTTAATACATCAGATACATAGTTACCGAGATAATAAGCTAATGCTTTACCGCCATATAATCCTTCTTGTGAATTATAGAACATTTTATTATTAGATTTTAATGCATAACGACCTAGCACTCTTGTGCCTGTTGGATGTAAAAGATTCAATAATACATCTTTATATTTTGAAATTTCTTTTTCTAGTGTAATTTGATAGGTAAAATTATTATACTTATCACTTTGTAAAACATCATAAGAACTTGGTTGTCCTTGTGTCGTTAGATATTGTCCTTCACCAATAACCAAACCATTCAAGAAAGTTGCATTTGCTTTTGCTGAACCATCACCGTAATTTATAACACCATATTTGTTATATTCTCTTGTGTATAACGTTTGATTTCCTACGGCATCAAAATAATTATAAGTTCTTGCGAATTCTGGATAAGCAGAATTTCCCATTTTATAATTCAAATCTCTTTCATCAATTTTTAGTATCAAATCAGGATTTGGATTAGTACTGTAGTTAAATACTCTCAAATTGAAAAGTGATAATTCAGAATTTGCATCAGTTGATAAACGGGATACCGAATTAACTTTTGCTACATATGTTGAAAGATTTATTGATGGTCCTTGATAGACCACATCATCTTTACGTGGCAAATTGCCAATTGAAACATTTGAAACAACGATATCTTGTACTTTTAATGATATCGATGGTCTACTTTCATAATCTTGTCCATAATCTAAAATGTTTACTGTAGTTATTGAACCAACTCTATCTACAACTAATGAGAATGTTGCACCTGTTCCGAGTGTTCCAGGAACAAACAATTCTGCGCCAGATGCCTGTGCATTTGCTGATTGTATTGTTAAACCTGGTATATATTCATTTACATAACCCATTCCGCCTAATGGATATAGAGGATAAGGATAACTCGGATCAAATGCATATTCTGTAGCTGTGATTGCGCCGTTCGCATCTACAGATTTTACGTTTGCGTATGCTCCACGGCCGGTGCCGCCAGTAATGATAATTCTATCATTTGCTTCATAACCTACACCGCTCTTAAAAATTTGAATTGGTCCTAATATGCCTAGAGTCGCCAGGTCACCATAAGAAGCAAAATATTCATTAGCTGAATCATCTGTTCTATATGTCGCTACGGCTTGCACTTGAGGGAGTTGAGAAATTCCACCACCACCCTTTTCAACAATAACGGATGAAATTGGAAAAGTCGAAAAACTAACAAATGAAAATGCATTAGCTAATGTAGTGTTTGCATTTGCGGTCATAGTTTTCGCAAAATTATATTGTGCATTACCTATGGTAATATTCTTTTTAAAACCTATAATATCTGTTGGTATGAAAGAAACATTTGCAATTGCATTACCAACAGAAGAAGCTGTCCTAATGATTGCATTAGATGCTAAATTATTGGATGATTGTACTGATGCTGTGATGCCAACAATAGCTCTTGCGTTTACGCTTGCGCTGTAAGTAATATTTGTTATGGTACCATTTGCATTAACGCTGGAAACATATGCAATTGCAGCATCATCATAAATTACCGAATCGTTAATTTTATAACCTTTACCGCCATTTACAATAGTGAAAGATGGCGGCAAAAATGGTGATATGGAACCAACATTAGCTTCTGCCCCTACTGCCCCTGTTATTCTAATTATTGTGTTTGGTTTTGTTGAGTAACCAAAACCACCATTTACCACATTGATGCGTTGAATAGAACCCTTTGTAATTTCTCCAACAATCGCTGTAGCACCAATTGGAAAAGGAACATTTGCGTTTAATCCATCATAAACAACAATTGGATCACCTGGTTGGTATAATTGTCCTCTGTTCGTTGAATTAATTTTAATTTGACTAATTTGGCCAAGAATTTTAGCACGAAGAATTGAACCATCAAATAAAACATCTTGATTGTTATTATCAACAATTCGTACAAATTCACCAGATTGAAACAATCTTTCTATATTGGAAATGAATATTTCTATTTTATCACCAACAATTACAGCACTTTCTATTGTTGCAATAGATTTAGATTCTTCGCCAAAAATTCTATAATTTTTAGTTTGTAAAAAATTATCATTGTTTGATAGTAATTTTAAACTTTTTGCAATATACCATGATCCTGCGGATGCTTTAAAAATTGCATCCTTGGTGTAAAAAATATCAACTTCTGAATTGTAGAGAATACGAAACAAGAATTCATATGAAGCTGGTGTGCCTTTAGATTGATATAGTTGTTTCGCAACTTTTACTGTTTCTTGTTTACTTAATAATGAATCTTTTGGAAAATAAGGTAAAAAATCATTAGTGAAATAATCCAAAAATTCATTAGTAGTTTCATCAACATCTTTGTATGATAGTAGATTTTTACTTCTCTCCGATACTTTTCCAGTTTGTTCCGTCCATTCATAATAAGCTTGAACGAATCTGTGAAATTTGGCGTAATCCGGATTGTCACGAATATGTTCAGGTAATTGTTTAAGTACCTGAAGTGAGTTTAAATGACCATTTTCTATCATGTTGTTTTTGCAGTTATGTTAACAATAATTGATTGTGGATCAAATTCATCTACCGTAATAACTCTATTATATGATGAAGAAATGATTGTTGATGTTGGATTTGCGGTAACTGTTAGTAAACCCAAATCATTGTCAACATCTAAAAGTGAGAATGAGTTCAAAGTAACTATACCTAAATTATAATCTATTGTACCAATGTTACCATTGAATACTGTTTTTACATTTGTTGTATCATTGTAATAAGTTCTCAAAGTACCATATCGACCTTCAAGTGTAACACTGCCCGCACCTTGAGCACCAGTCGTATCACCTGAAGCACTTGTAATTTTTACTATAGCTGATGTGTAACCTTTACCTGCGGTTAACACTTTAATTTCTCTAATATTACCATTATTTGTTAATACCACTTCAGCTGTTGCGCCTGTTCCATCACCTAATATAGAAACAGATGGTTGATTTTGATAACCATATCCAGGATTTATTAAAGTAATAGATTCTACACCACCTGATGATGATGGAACTTCTTCAATATACAATCCTTCAATTCTAGCGGCCAAATTTAAAGGATTTCTATACACAACAGAAGGTGAACTTAGAATACCGCTCAAGAACATACCTTTCTTTAATGCTGTGCCGTAATACAATTTATATGTTGTTGGTGTCGTTAGGTTTGGATAGAATTTCTTTTGTACTTGTATACTTATTTCATTTGTAATTATAGATGAATCAACTGCATTAATTCTTACATTAAAATCAGATGCCTTAAATGTGGAATTAAATGTATTTAATGTTGTTTTTGCATATGAATTAATTGCTGACCTAATTGCGGCTTTTATTTGTCCTGATGAGGAGGTTGTTCTCGTTGGATCATATAAAACATTTGCAGTTATTTGAATGTATGTGTAATCCGGATCAACGAGAACCGGTTCTACTGTCATCACTGATATTGGTCTCAACACATCATTTTTTAATTTCAATTTTTGATTTTCTGTCATAGAGTAAGCACCAGTTGGTTTTACACAAACAAAAACTTGTCCATAAATTGGCGGATCATTTTCTTGGCCACCCCAAACATTGACTGCATCAAAAGAATAACCTAGGTTGTTTTGTTGAATCGCTGTGATGTAATCTTCTTTAGTGATTGCTCGACCTTGTGCTGCATAACTTTTTGGTGCTTGAAATTTAATTGAATCAATAGACTCTTTCACTGAACCTTGTGTTGTTGAAGTTATTGGAATTACGGCAGTGTTTCCATACCCACCAACTGTACCCATTAATACAAAATTGTTTGCACCAGTAGAACCTGTTCCTTTTGTTACAACATATGACACCCTAACAATGTTGCCATTCTTTAAAGATTTACCTAGCACATCATTACCAAAATAAATTTCATAGTAACTATTCATACCTTCTTGTAGAAAATATATAAGTGAATTATTATTCAACGTCAAATAATTCGAAGATGGAGAGTATGTTGTTGTGTAATTATTTGAAGAAGATTCTTGTACTGCAACCAAAAGTGTGGTTGTATCAATACCAATTTCAGGTAGTTTGTAAAGAGATTTTGGATTATTTGTTTCATCAACAGTAAAAGAATAGGTTACAGCTTGGCCTTGTTTTAATGTTATATCATTAAACTGTGCAACACCATTCACAACATTTACTGTTTCTGAATCTGTGTTAACAAAATTATAATTGACTCCATCAATATTTTCTGAAAGAAAGTTTGTATATTTTGGTAAAGTTAATGACGCATCAGTTACTTCACTAACCCTTAAATTAATTGTGGCTGAAGGAGCAATTGCAGATTTTGGTACATAATTCAGTAGTTTTGCTTGAGAAACAACAGAGTTTCTTTGTAATGCAGTATCCATAAACATTTCATTTGCGACCATGTTTAAATAATATGCATTATATTGTGTATTGTATGCCAAAACATCCAACAAAGTGGATATAGCAGAACCTTCATAGTCATAATCCTGAAGAACACCATTGTTCTTCATATAATTCTTTAAACTAGTTTTTATTGCACCAAAATCTAATTCAGTAATGTTGAAATTTGAGTTAGCACCTGCCATTTTATCTGTTTCTCTCTAAAAAAACTGTTACAGTAGTTGATTGTGTTGCATTTGCTATAAAAAATGTCATGGTAACATCATATGCATTTTTATCTGGATATGGTTGTACAGTGACATTTTTCAGATTTATTCTAGGTTCATAGTTGGTTATTGCAACAGAAATTTCTTTTTCCAAGGCCGATGCAGTCATAAATGAGATATTTTCAAATAAAAGTGCATCTATATTTGATCCGAAGGCTGGGTTCCAAGGTTTTTCAAATTTCTTAGTCAATAATATGTTTCTGACCGAACGTATAATTGCTTGACTGTCATAACTCAAAGCAATATCATTCACTGTTGGCCTCTTGGCCATGGTGAAGTCTATGTCGGAGTAAAGTTTTTGTATGGTTGCCATCTTTTATTTATGTCTAGGAGTAAAACGCTTTTCTGGACTTTTGGATCTGTTGGAGAAAATTCTTAGGCCGGAACGTAAAAATTCAAAATTTTGGTCATTGTGCAAGCCTTGTTTTGGCCTTTTCTGTACCAATTAGATTGTTCATCAAATACTTTCCAGTCTCACCTAAATCAGTAAGTTTCTTGGTTTCATTATATCCACTAATAAAAGCCTTGACGTTGGTATAAAAAGTTACATCAGAAGTTCTTCTGTAATCCATATAATTGGTTAAATTTGTTATAAATGTATTGATTGTTGTTATCATTGAATTACTTAAATTTGATGATGTGATGATATGTCCAGTACCATTGGCCATTGGACCGATACTATTTAAAACACTAGATTCATATGTTATTAATGTATTACTATTTGCACTCAGCTGCGGTTCTATCAACAGACTGGTCATGCTGCCCATAATTGGTGCGCTGTTTATAACACCATCTGTTTGATTTGTAATGTATATTAGAGTTCTACCACTACCTAAAACCATATTCAGATAAGGATTAACCAGGTCTTCACCCTCAAAAAGAGTTACACCTGAGAGTCTATTTGTATGGTTTAACATTTCAACTGCCGAATTTACAAGGTTTGCTGCTGCAGCTGCAGTATTGGCTAAGTTGATCACACCATTTGATCCAACATTAGCCAATTCTTGAGCACTTGTCTTAATTGACAAGGCCACACTTGCTATTGGATTTTGATAGTAACCACCAAAATCTCTATTTGCGATATCTATTACCTGCCATGGCTCTACAAAGGCCGGCATAGAATTCATATGATCTTGTGTATCTGTTGATAATATCTGTATGCGTCCATTCGGGTCATCGAAATTATAATTGAAAGTTTGCCAAAGTATTGCTGAATTCGCTATTGTTGTCATAATTATGTTCCTATACAAATAAACTAAATGGTGTTCCTGTTGCTCCGTGTGGTGCTGGATGCATGTGTGAATTAAATATATTAGAATTTATCATGTCAGACATTATTACTGACTTCAATATACCAATGTTACCTAAAGCAAAATTACCTATTGGTGCATTCATAGCTATGAATGCATTGACTGTTCCTAGTGCATTTATTTGGCCTGGAATTGCAATTGGTGTTGCTGGTGTTGGGAAACCAGCGGATACACCACCACATGTGGTGAATCCATCTAAACCAGCAAACACACCTCCACCAAATGCATTACCAGCTGTGACTCTAGATTCTGCGGTCATAACATCCGCACTTACCATACCACGCACTTCCAAGTCTGATGATACCGAAACGTGGTCTGCTGCTCTTAGGAGCAATGTTCCACCAAAATTTTCAGATGCTGATAGTTCTACATCTCCATCACCTGAAATGACCAATGCACCTTTGGACCTAATACTAGTATCACCACCAACCAACATATCAAAATTACCACCAACTTGAACTCCTAAATTACCACCAACAGCTAGATGGCAATTGCTGTCTATTTGTATGTTACAATTACCTGATATTCGGACTCCGTTATTTTGTACAATAATTGTGTAACCGTTACCAAAGACTTTATGAACCTCACTGCCATCAGGATGCATCTCAATGAATGTTCCTACACGATGAGATAATCGAATACGTTCTCTGGTCGGTGTGTCATCCATTTCAAGCTTGTGACCAGCTTCTGTTTGAGTAACATTATTGTATGGATATATTGGTTGATAGTCTGTGTTGGCCGCAGATTCGGGTTCTGTCCAGGCGCCTTCAACGAAAGGCATTTGATCTGAGTATATTGTTGTCATAATTTAAGGAGTTAAGGAGTTGAGTTACTAATTTCTTTGGGTAGTATACTTGCCGCAACACTATCGTTTGAAGGTAGCGTTGATTCATAAGCAGAAATTGTTTGATTTGCGGCATTCAAGTCTGCCTGTGAAACTGGAACTGCAAAACCGGCAGTAGCATAACCAGCAATTGTAACTGCGCCTACAGCAATAGCTGATGCTGTTTTAACTGTGGTGACTGCTTCGTTTATTGTATTTCTTGTTTCGGTAATAAGTGCAGCTGCACCTGTCGGGTCTGAACCTGTTCCCAATTCTTTTAGAAAATCTGTGAATACATTTTTTATCAATTTTAAAAACTTAGCTAAACATTCAGCCAAAAGTTTTAATAATCTTGCAGGTAGACTTATGATCCATTGAATGATTGCTCTGATTTTAACTATGTATGCAAGAACATATTTTTGAAAATCGAGAACTTTTTTCAAATAATATTGAATGGTTTTCAACTCTTTCTGGATTGTTCTTAATCTAGCAATGATTGAAGTAAAAAAACCTGTTTTATCAGTAAACCCTAATGTTCTCATAACAAAACGTATGCCTTCTCTAATTACTCCAGCACTGGCTTTTATGAATTCTTTCAAATACACATTCTTACGCATCTCATCAATGAAACCACAAACGTGTGTTCTTCTTGTGTTTGTGTAGTGTGTTGATGTTCCGAATATTTTACCTCTTGCTGCAGCGGAAATTGACGGTGTACCGGCAATCCTCCCATCATTTCCAAATCTGCCTGGAGGACTTAAATTTGCTTCAGCACACTGCGCTGGCAAATCTTTAGGAGAATCTTTTGGATATGTAAATTGTGATTGTGAAATGATATACGCTTGATATTCTTGTGCG